CCCGACGCCCCAACCGGCTGACGTCCACCATGCGACCGGGCACCGGTCACCATCACCCACGGTCACCATAACCGCAGGTCAGACCCCCCGGCACCCACCGCCTCCCCCGGGCCCACGCCGCATGCGGAACGCTCTGTGGCTAGCGATCTGCCCGGGTCTGGCGATCCCAGCAAACACGGTCGCACAGGGCCGGGAGCGGCGCCGTTTCGGCGGATTCGGGACAGTCTTACCGCTGGTAGCGAGGTTATTAGTGGCCCCACTAAAAACCCCGGCGGCGGCTGCGGAGAGGGGTAGCTGTGGCGGGTAAGGGACCGACCCCGAAGGACGTTGACCAGCTGGCCGGTCATGGCCGGGCGAAGGCCCGGTCCGCCGGCACGAAGGTGTTTGTCGCGGATGCTGTTCGGCAGCCTCCGCTGCCGGTGCTGTACCTGCCTGGCAAGGCCGGCAAGAAGGTCCGGTTTGTGTGGCCGGCGGCGACGAAGCGGTGGTGGGCGAACTGGGCGGCCGAGCCGATGGCCGACCGATTCCGGTCAACCGATTGGGATTTCCTGATGGATACCGCGCTGATCCACGCACGGGTGTGGGGTGATGGTGACCTGAGCATGATGGGCGAGTTGCGTTTGCGGGTGGCGAAGATGGGCGCGACCGCGGAGGATCGGGCCCGGCTGAAGATCACCTACGCGCCGGATGAGGACGAGAGCACGCCACAGCAGCACAGTTCGGAAGCGGGCGACGGTGACGACTTCGCGGGTTTCCCGCGGCTGGTAGGTAAATGAGTTGCCTTGGAAGCCATCGACACCGGGTGAGCGGCCGACGCTGGGGCGAGGGGTGCTGGCGTGGATCCGGGACTATCTGACGGTGGTCGACGGGCCGGCGACGGGCGATACGCTCATCCTGACCCGCGAGCAGGCGCAGTTCGTCTTGGAGTTGTACGAGGTTGATCCGCGCTTTCAGGGTGGCGCCGTTGTCGGCCGGACGGTCAACAACGGCAGGTTGATTCGGCGTGCGGTGTTGTCGCGGAGCAAAGGCTGGGGGAAAAGTCCGATCGTTGCGGCGTTGTGCATTGTGGAGGCGTTCGGTCCGGTCGTGCTCGATGGTTGGGACGCCAACGGGCGCCCGGTCGGCAAGCCGTGGGTTAAGACCGGGATCAAGCCGAAGGTGCAAATCGTCTCCGTGTCAGAGGATTCCACGGCCAACACGTGGGAGCCGTGTCTGGACATGGTGCGCTCGAGCCCGAAGCTGATCGCGAAGTACAAGGTCGATCCGATGGAAACTTTCATCAGTTTCCCGCGTGGCCGGATCGAGGCGGCGACGTCTGCGGGGTTGAGCCGTGAGGGTTTCCGGCCGGTGTTCACTGCCTGCGATCAAACGGAGTCGTGGACCCCGACGAATGGCGGCCGGAAGCTGGCTGGCACGATCCGCCGAAACTTGGCGAAGGTCAACGGTTGCAGCGTCGAGACCCCGAACGCCTATCTTCCTGGCGAGGGGTCGGTAGCCGAAAACTCGTGGAAGGCATACCAAGCGCAGACCGCGGGACAGCTTAAGTCGTCTGGGCTGCTGTTCGATCACCGCGAAGCCCCGGCAGACACCGACCCCGACGATTACGAGTCGCTGCGGGAAGGTTTGCGGTTCGCGTACGGGGAGAGCGCCGACGATAACGGCGGATGGGTCAACCTGGATCGGATCGTGGCCGAGTACTGGGATCCCGACACCGATCCGCAGGATGCGCGCCGCTACTACTTGAACCAGATCACTCATGCATCGGATGCGTGGGTGACGTCGCCACAATGGTTGGCCTGCGCTGCGGTCGACACCGTCGTGCATGACGGTGACACGATCACGCTCGGCTTCGACGGTTCGACTGGCCGCATGAAGGGCAAAGCGGACGCTACAGCTTTGATCGGCTGCCGGGTGCGGGACGGCCATCTGTTTGAGATCGGCGACAAGTCGGTGTGGGAGCCGCCGCGGCGGGAGAAGACGACCACCGAGCGCAAGGCCACCGGTGACACCACAATCGCATGGACACCGCCTATCGCTGAGGTTGAGGCCGCGGTGCAGTTGGCGTTCCAACGCTTCAAGGTGGTCGGTTTCTATGCTGACCCGTCGGGTTGGACGGAGATCACCGCGAAGTGGGAAGCCAAGTACGGCGGTCGCTTGAAAGTGCGGGCTACTCAACGGCAGCCGATCTCGGCGTGGCCGACCGGGAAACACACCGCCGCGATCCTCGCCGTGGCAACCCTCGGCCAGGCGATTGAGAACGGCGTGTGTACGCATGACGGGTCGGCCGCGCTCACACGGCATGTGTTGAACGCGCGCCGGCGGGCGATGAGGGCGGGCTATCTGCTGTACAAGGCATATCCGGAGTCGCCGGACAAGATTGATGCCGCCTACGCTGCGATAATGGCGTGGAAAGCCCGCCTGGACGCGCTGTCCGCCGGCCTGGGAGCGCGACGCAAGAAAGCAGTCATCGCACGAGTCAGAGGAGGAGCACTTGGCTAGTCAGAGTGTTCATGTGCCCGGCATCTACCAGAGTCTGTTGCGGCGTGAGCGGGAGCGGGCCGCGCGGTCCCGCACGACGGCGGCGGACCCGCAGAATCCGGGCGCTGCCTTTTTCCTTCGATCGAGGCACCTGCTTAACGCGCTCGATGCGGGTGAGGCGGTGACTGTGTCGGCATCGCAGCTGGGCATGGGCAGTGGGGAGATTCGCTTGCCGGAGCACATGCGGCCGGGGAACGCGCCGGGTTCATGGTGGCTGGTGACACCGGATGATGTTGTCGAGCGCACAGTTTCGCCGGTCGTCGATCCGATCAGGCCGGATATCTCGGCGTATCCCGATGACGAAGACGAGTGATTGTGTTCCCGATCCCGTAGGCTCCGCAGGGGTTCAGGTGTCCGATTTCGGACACCTGGATTGAGTCCCTGAAGCCCTGCACAATAAGCGGGAGTATCTGACCTGTGTTTTTAGGTGTTTGCCTAACAACTCACCACGCGAATGCCGCCGCTGCGCGGATTTCGTCGTCGTAGACCGCGGTGTATCGCTCGGTGGTCATAGTCGTGTGATCGAGCAGGCGGCGTCGAACTGGTCGAACGTTTTTTCGCAGTGCACGCACTGCATCTGGTGCCCCTGGTGAAGGCCAGCCAGGTAACTGCGCTTCCATGCTTGTAGGTGGTGCCCACACATCAGCCTTTGAGTGCAGCCGTGGAAGTTGAGCCGCCAGTTCGCCCGGCGCTTACACACGGCAGCCTGGTAGGTCGTCAAGGTGCCCACCTCGCAAGGGAGGACGTCATCCCATCGTGAGATCACATTCTCAAAGTCAACTGTGTGTCTGTCGACTGGGGCCGCCCTCTTGGGTGCTGCTGTCGGTGTGGACTGGTCAAGGTGCTTTTCCGCAGTGCCGGCCGCCGCCTCCGATACCGAGCGGATGTCCCTGCTCGAAACCGCAACGTATCTCTGTGTCGTTGCCACATTCGTATGCCCGAGCACCTCCTGTACCGCGCGAAGGTTTCCGGTCCCGGCATAGCCGCGAGTGGCGAATCTGTGCCTCAGTCGGTGCATGGACCATCCTTTCGGCATGACTTTACTAACAAGGTGCCCGACACGATCCGGGCTCATATGGCCGTCGATCTGACCGGGGAACAGGAAGCCACCGAACGGACAGTAGTTGGCGATCGCGTCGGCCAGCGTAGCCGTGACCGGCACTACCCGCTGCTTGTCGCCCTTGCCGTGCACGATGAGTTCCGACCCCTCTGCGCTGGTGACCAGATCGTCTGTGTGCACCTGGGCGACCTCAGCCCGCCTTAGCCCAGCCTCGCCCGCCAGCCGCGCCATCAGCCGGGTCCGCTGGTCGGCCGTGGCCAGGATCTGAGCCCAGATCTCATCAGTCGCGGGCTTAGGGGCCGCGATAGGGGTGCGGATCACCGGCAGCGCCGCGGTCGGGTCGTCGTCGACGATGCCTTTTGATACGCACCAGCGATAAAACGACGCCAGGCTGGACCGCAGGCCACGACGATGCTCGATCGAGTACGCAGGACGGCCGAGGATAGCCAACATATCCGCGGTCTCGACGTCGTTAGGGGCGGCCATTCCGAGATCATGGGCTACCGAACGGACATGGGCGCGGCGGGTGCGGCGTGTCGCTGGCGATGTGCCGGCGGCCACCAGGTAAGTCAGCCACCCGATAATGGCGGCGTCCCAGGCGTCGGGCAGTGGATAGGAGAGTGGGTGAACGGGCTTGGCGGTCATGGCGGAGCCTTTCAAAGACAATGGCGCAGGATAGCGTTGACAGATCGCTCTGACGAAATGTAATTCGTGCTATGCACGACTATTCGTGTCAGACCCGAATTGCAGGATGGTGGCTCATGACCGGTCAGCGTACACAACCGAACTAACCTGCGGTAGAGCAACTTTGAAGATTACTCATATGCGCAATTTTGGACATATGGGCAACTTGGGCATTGCCTTGTGCATTGCAAACCCGATGCAAGCAACAGCTATAGCTACGGAAAATAGGTATACCTATTTCTTGGGCGAAATTCGCCCTGCCCGAGGGCTTCGCCGACGACATAGTCAGTCTCGCGGCCAGATCGCTTGACCAGGTGTATCAATCTGACACACCTGGCTTCCGCTCCGGGGGGGCGTAACCGATATTCATCTGATTTCCGGTCTACGGCATCCGCGCTGGTGGCCATTCGCCGTACATGCCGCGGTCGTCGCCGGCCAGAACCAGGCGGTGCTGTTCATCGGCGCGGGCCACAATCTCATCCCGTGCCGCTCGGCGTTGGTCGTCGCGGCGGGCGAGGTAGAAGGACCACGAGATGATGCCGCCGAAGACCAAGACCGCCCCGAAGAACGCTGCGATCCAGATCGCATATTTCGCGACCGCGCCCACGACGACGAGCACCAGGAGCAGCGCACCACCACCACCACCACCGCTACGGCGGTCCTCGTCACTCACGGCCGCACAGCCGGAGAGCAGGTATATGCGGACGGGTTGCACTGCAGCCGGCTGTTCGGCCACGTGTAGGGCGGTACCTCCCACGTCGGCTGCAGCGGGCCGTTCCACTGGGGTGGCCCGTCACAGTTCCAGTCGCCTTGGAACAGGCATGGGCCAGAGGCGTGCGCCGGCGGGTCAGCTGTAACCGATGTAACCGATGCCTCGGAGCCGAACCCAGGGCCACACCAACCGAACACGGCGCCGACAGCCAACACCACGGCGATCAGGGACCTAGTCACGGGCGGCCCACCCATCCAATACGGCGGCAGCCTCGAGTAGGACCGCGGCCAGCTCACGCGCCTGGTCGCTGTTGAGGCCCACGTCTCCGGTTTCCTCGATGTGGACCTGAGGCGGTTCGGGGTTCTCCGGTGCGATCTGGCCGTCCGCCTGTTGGATCGCCGAAGTCCAGATGTACACGTCCGAGTCGGTGATACGGCGGTCCGGGCCCATGATGACCCGCCGCGGGCCCGGTCCTTCCCAGGTGTCGCCGTGCTCGGCGCCGGTGGGCAGTTGGACGTCGGGGATTGCGGTCGCTGTGGTGGTTGTCATGGCTGGACCTTCCGGTGTGGGGAAGTCCACCGTGGCACCAGGCACCGACAGGTGCGGCCGGCCCGCGCGGTCCCAGGCGAAATGCCGGTTTGGGTGGCGCTCTGTGATAGCCCCGAGTGGGTCGCGGCACGGCTGGC